TAAGAGATAATGTTATGGAAAACAAATACTTTGATTTTTCAATATCAAAAAGTAAATAAAGATGAATGTTTGATATATTTATCTTAAAAACTATTAATGAAACAATTAAGAATTTTAGAAGCAAGTGAAGTCGGTCATGGTATATTGATTGAGACGGATGCGGGTTGGGTTTCCCCAAAAGACGTTCGTAATTCCGAAATGTTAAAGGAAGCGGCTAACTTAGATTATAGAAACCCATTTGAGTTTTATGCTGTATTACAAAAGTATGATACCCCAAATAGAAATGGAAGATTTTATCCTGAGAGAATATTAAAAAGAGAAGCTGAGAACTATAAGAAGGCAATCGCCAAAGGTTTATCAACTTCAGAACTTAACCACCCTGAATCATCTTTAATTGATTTAGACAGAGTTGCCCACATGATTACTGATATATGGTGGGATGGAAATATTTTAATGGGTAAACTTAAATTATTAACATCACCAGGATTTCATGAAAGAGGTATTGTGTCAACTAAAGGTGACCAAGCGGCTAACTTAATGAGACAAGGTGTTACAATGGGAGTTTCTTCAAGAGGAGTAGGTTCCTTAAAAAAGGTTGGAGAAAGAAATGAAGTACAAGACGATTTTGAATTAATTTGTTTTGACTTAGTATCATCACCTTCAACACCAGGGGCGTATTTGTTTACTAATCCTGATGATAGAAGTAAATACGAAGAAAACTTAGAAGAAGAAAAAAGACATAAATCACCAGAAAATTCAGAATTCCAATCCAAAGGAATTGACTTAATGAAAAAATTAACCGATTATTTGGGAAAATAAAAATAATTATGGAAGAAAAATTTTTTGTCGCAAAAGTTCAGTACGATTTACCTGATGAAAACAGTGGTAAAATTAAAAAAATCAGAGAAGAGAAACTTGTAAAAGGTTATTCTGTTACAGATGTAGAAGCAAAAGTAACAGCAAAATACGAAGGGTTTACTCATGATTGGAGAATTACTTCAGTATCTGAAAGTAAAATAGATGAAGTAATTGAATAATTGATTTTAAATCAATTTATCTAAAGTGGTCAGTTTTGACCACTTTTTTTTTGCTCGGGCATATTTATATGTTGATAGAATATTGCGTTTCCGCAAGATTAGAATTCATAAAACACCAAAAAATTAAAGATATATAATTAAAAAACGATATTTTTTGTTTTTTGGTAATATTTATTAGTTAAAATAAATAGATTTTCTATATGAAAGAAAACAAATTAGTTCAAGAGGCTCTTATTCAAATGAAACAAGTTGAAGAAGCTATAGCCGAAAATGCAAAAGGAATACTTGCTTCTACGATGAAGGAAGAAATCAACCAATTAGTAAAAGAATCTCTTTCTGAGCAATCTGACGAAGATGAGATTGAATTAGATGCTGACATGGATATGTCCGCTGATAATGATGAAGTAGACATGGATATGGATATGGACTTAGATGATGAATCTGAAGATATGGATATGGACTTTGATATGGATTCAGACGAAACTCCAATTGATTTAACTGACGCTTCTGACGAAGAAATTTTGAAAGTATTTAAAGCGATGGGTGAAAATGACGGAATCATTGTTAAAAAAGACGGTGAGAATGTTCATTTAACTGACGATAATGCTGATGTAGAATATCTTGTTAAGCTTGGTGAATCTGAAGATGAAATGATGGAAGAAGACGAAATGGAAGAATATGACATGGAAGATTCTGAAATGATGGAAGAAACTGACGAATCAGTTGATGACGTAATTGACGCTATTTTTAGTGGAGATATGTCAGGTGTTGACTCTGAAGATAACGAAGAAGTTGTTTACGAAATCACATTAGATGACGATTCTGAAATGATGGAAGAAGATGACATGGAAGATTCTGAAATGATGGAAGAAGATGACATGGAAGATGACATGGAAGATGACATGGAAGATGATAACATGATGGAATCTAAAAACACAATTAAACCTAAAGGTGTTGGTATGGGTAAACCTAAATTTAGTTACAAGAAAACAACAGGTGGATTTAAAGAAGACATGAAACAAGGTCCTAAATCTGTTGGTACTGGTAAGGCTAAATTTGATTACAAAAAAGGTGCTAACATGGAAGGTAAATCTAAAATTGTTAAAGCTGAAACTAAGGAAGGTAATTACGGAATGAATAAGGGTGATAAATCTAAAACCATGAAAGGTAAAGAAGATTACACAACTAAAAAAGGTATGACAAATTCTAAGGGAGAAAAGGCTTTTGAGAAAGAAGAGACCAAAGAAGCGGCAAGAACTTATGGTATGGGTTCTAAAGAAGGTCGTGGATTAAGAAAAGGCATCACTAATAACAGAAACTATGTTTACGGTAAAAATGGTGTTAAAGTTGAATCTACACAAGAAGAAGTTAGAATGTTGAGAGAAAAGAATGAAGAGTATAGAAAAGCATTAAATGTTTTCAGAGAAAAACTTAATGAAGTTGCTATCTTTAATTCAAATTTAGCTTACGCTACAAGATTGTTCACAGAACACTCAACTACTAAAAAAGAAAAAATAAACATCCTAAGAAGATTTGACGATGTTGAAACTTTAAAAGAATCTAAAAATCTTTATAAGTCAATCAAAGACGAATTATCTAAGGTAGAAACAAAATCAATTAATGAATCAGTAGGTGCAAAATTAAATAAAACAGTAACTACAGGTTCATCAACTACTCTAATTGAATCAAAAACTTATGAAAATCCTCAGTTCTTAAGAATGAAAGATTTAATGGGTAAATTAGGGTAACAAATAAAAATTTTAAATAAACTAAAAACAAAACAAAACTAAAATGGGAGCATTATTAGAATCAGGTCTTGTTGGTAATATCGGGTTAAAACACCTTAAAGTTATCAAAGAAGACACAATCAACAAATGGGACAAATTAGGCTTTTTAGAAGGTCTTAAAGGTCACATGAGAGAAAACGTGGCACAATTATACGAAAACCAAGCGTCATATTTAATTAATGAAGCATCATCTACATCTGATACAGGTGCATTTGAAACAGTGGTTTTCCCAATTGTTAGACGTGTATTCTCTAAATTATTAGCAAACGATATCGTTTCAGTACAAGCTATGAACTTACCTATCGGTAAATTATTCTACTTTGTACCTAACATTCAAGCTTACACAGACCCTGCAAACTTAGCGAATACAGGTATTCACTACGCACCGTATGGTTCACCAAACGCAGCTGCGGACCAAACACCAAACAGTGGTTACGACTACAACAACACTAAAGACCTTTACGATAGATTCTACGAAGGTAACGAACCAGCATTAGACCCACCAGGTTTATTTGACTATTCTAAAGGACAATATTCAGCAATTACAGCACCAGTTGTAACTGTATCTTGGTCAGCGGATTCATTAGTTCCTTCTGCATATACTGAATCTGATTACAGAAAAGTGTTAATCGTTATGTCAGGTTTTGCATCTCAAGGAGCAGGTAAATTAATCGGTCCTGATGGTCAACCAATGGATAACGAAGCATTCTTATCTGATTTGACTATCTACGGTGTTGCTGGTAACGTTTATACTTCAGCAAACGCAACTAACCCTTACTTATTTAGAGTTGTAACTCAAAGATATGGTAAAGGTATCGTACAATACGGTAATAACAACAAAACTTCAGTTTTCCCTAACGACAGAACAGATGGTGGTCAATATGACGACTTATGTGATGCTGAAGGTAAAATTTACTTAGAGGTTGACTTACAAGTTCCTGTATGTATCACTTGTGGTGGTTCTATGGACGGTTACACAGGTTCTACATTCTCTTCTTCAACAGCTTCTTACAATGCATTTACTGCAACTTACAGAATCTACAAAAACTTAGAGTTTGAAGATAGAATTGGTGAGGTATCGTTTGACCTTATGTCAGTAACAGTTTCTGTAACTGAAAGAAAATTAAGAGCTCAATGGTCTCCAGAAATGGCACAAGACGTTGCAGCATTCCACAACATCGATGCTGAGGCTGAATTAACAGCTTTATTATCTGAGCAAGTTGCGGCTGAAATTGACCGTGAAATCTTAAGAGATTTACGTAAAGGTGCGGCTTGGAACTTAAGATGGGACTACAATGGTTGGAAGCGTCTGGGTTCAAGTGCAGTTCCTTACACTCAAAAAGATTGGAACCAAACTTTAATCACAGCAATCAACCAAATTTCAGCTCAAATCCACAAATCTACATTAAGAGGTGGAGCAAACTGGATTGTTGTTTCTTCTGAAATCAGTGCTATCTTTGATGACTTGGAATATTTCCACGTATCAAATGCAGCTCCTGAGCAAGACCAATACAACATGGGTATTGAAAGAGTTGGTACATTAGCAGGTCGTTACCAAGTTTACCGTGACCCTTACTTCCCACCTAACCAAGTGTTAATGGGACACAAAGGAACATCATTGTTAGATACAGGTTACATCTACGCACCGTACGTACCTCTACAATTAAC